ATTTGATCTGTTTATCGTTGACGAGGCTACACACTACAAGAACGCACAGACAAAACGGTGGAAGACACTAAACAAACTAATCAAAGAAGACGATTGGTTGTGGATGATGACAGGTACACCCGCCGCGCAAAGTCCAGTTGATGCCTATGGCCTAGCTAAACTTGTGAACCCATTGGCAGTGCCGAGATTCTTCGGTGCATGGAGAGATATGGTCATGTGGAAAGTCACGCAGTTCTCTTACAAACCTAAAGAGACCGCCAAGGATACAGTGTTCCGCGCACTACAACCCGCGATAAGATTTACCAAAGAAGAGTGCCTTGACTTACCCGACATGATCTACACTAAGCGCTTTGTCGAGATGACACCACAACAGAAGAAGTACTACGAAACATTGCGCAAGCAGATGTTAATGCAGGTAGCAGGGGAGTCCGTGACTTCGGCCAACGCCGCGATCAACATGAACAAGCTACTGCAGATTAGCGCAGGGGCAGTATATACTGACGATGGAGATTCGATAGAGTTCGACATCAGGAGCCGATACCAAGCGTTGAAGGAAACTATTGACGAGAGTAGCAAGAAAGTAATTGTGTTTGTTCCGTTCCGACATACCATCGACATGTTAGTACAGAAGCTCCGAGGAGACGGCATCACGTCTGAGGTCATACGAGGAGATGTTTCTGCGTCTAACCGCACAGAGATATTTGACAGGTTCCAATCAAAACCTGATCCGAAGGTTCTAGTAATCCAACCACAGTCTGCCGCGCATGGTGTGACCTTGACTGCGGCGAATACAATAGTATGGTGGGGGCCTACTTCTTCTTTGGAGACTTACCTACAAGCTAACGCCCGTATTCATCGTGCGGGACAAGACCAAAAGTGTACTGTAATTCAATTAGCGGGGTCTGCCGCGGAAAAACGTATTTACCGCATGCTAGACGAGCGTATAAACATACACACTGCGATGATAGATTTATATAAAGAAATACTTGACTAACTACCATACAGTCGTATATGACAGTAAAACAAGTATAAAACGGAGAACAACATGGCTGTGTCAATAGACAAGTTAGTTAAGGCGTACACTAAGATACGTGACAAACGATCGGAGTTAACTTCCAAATATAAAGAGGAAGAGGGCAAACTCCGTGAGCAACAGGACAAGGTAAAACTTGCCCTGTTGGAATACTGCAAGGAACACGAAGTTGATAGTGTACGCACTGCATCGGGTTTGTTCTATCGCACTGTGAAGCAACGCTACTGGACGAGTGACTGGGAATCTATGCACAATTTTATTATGACTAATGAAGTCCCTGAGTTCTTTGAGAAGCGTTTAAATCAAACCCATGTACGTCAGTTCATTGAGGAAAACCCTGACCTAGTACCGGCAGGTCTCAATGTGGATTCTGAGTACGCAATATCTGTGAGGAAAAAATGAGTGATATTGAATCGCCATATGTGAATATAAATACTGTAGTGGACTACTTCCAAGTGTCCATATCTACAATTCGCAAGTGGGTATATACAGGTGAAATCCCTGCGAGTAGTTACATAAAGGTGGGTGATATCTACCGGTTTCGGCTCAATGAAGTGGAAGCGGCATTAGCTTCTAAAACCGACAAGGCTCAAAAAGAAGCCTCAAAAACAAATTCAGAAGGAGAATAGTACATGTCAGAAGTATCATTGTTTGGAGAAGGCAACTCCCTAGTAAGTAGCGACCTGTTTAAACAACTGCAGGAAGCCGACGATAATTTAGCCGGTGGCGGCGGTGGCGGCGGATCAAACCGTATCAGCCTACGTGGTGGTCGTTTCCGTCAAATGGTTAGCGGTGAGCAAGTCAATGTTAAGAGCGATGGTCTCTTGAACGTAGTCGTTATCAACGCGGCAAAGTTATCGCGTACATATTACGCAGGGGCATACGATCCTGAGAACCCAACTCCACCTGCTTGTTGGTCTCCCGATACACAAACCCCGTCTAAAGATGTACCTGCGGATACCCGCCAAGCGTCTCGTTGTATGGATTGCCCACAGAACATTAAGGGTTCTGGACAAGGCGAGAGCCGTGCATGTCGTTACAATCAACGCGTTGCTGTAATGCTCGAAGGCGAGTACGACACTGTATACCAACTGCAGTTACCCGCTACGTCTATATTTGGCGAAGCTAAAGATGGTAAGATGGGCATGCAGGCATACGCTAAGTATCTTAAAGCTCACAAGACGCCGTCTATCGCTGTGCTTACACAGATGTATTTTGACGAAAACAGTGACACACCTAAACTGTTCTTCAAGCCAGTCCGTCCATTGACTGAGGAAGAACTAAATCAAGCTGTGTCCATGAAAGATAGCGATGACGCTATTAAAGCAATTACGTTGACTGTTTCACAAACCGATAAGGTAGAGACGAAACGTAATGGATCAGTGGCAAAGCAAGAGCCTGTACTCGACGATGCACCTGAACCTAAGAAGGTCGCCAAAAAGAAAGAGGTTTCTGCTCCCTCTCCTGACGAGGCCGATCTTGCTTCTATCGTAGACAACTGGGACGACTGAGGGGTCAGTCACCTAGTTTAACGATAGGCAGTCGCGGCGGGTTTGTTACCCTTTCGAGAGTCCGCCGCGACATATTTTTGGAGCAGAAACAATGAACAACTTAGACTTTTTAAAAGGATTACTCAGCGACTCAGGTCACTATTGCGTGTTTGCCGCTAAAGGTGATGTACGTATACAGAAGTTTTACGATACTATTGAAGACACAGAAAGAGCTACACGTAAGTTTATAGCAGACGGGCTGAACACATACTTTGCTTTAAGCACATTTAAAGAACCAACCAAGGATGCAGGTCGTAAAGGTACGAACGCACACGAGTTGAAGTCTTTCTTCCTCGACTTGGATTGTGGACCAACATACGAATATCCTACTAAAGAAGCCGCAGTATCCGCAGTGCGTGATTTTTGTAAGAAGTTATCCCTACCTAAACCCTTGATGATTAACAGTGGGCGTGGTGTGCATGTATATTGGCCTCTTACCGAAGCACTTTCGGCGGAGCAATGGGCTGTGGAAGCTGACAGATTAAAGCGATGCTGTTCTGAGAACGGATTACTTGCTGACCCTGCAGTCACTGCTGACGTGGTACGTATACTACGTATGCCAAACTCAAAGAACTATAAAGAAGAGCCGCCCTTACCAGTAGAGTTCCTTGGTGTATCTATGCCAGAACCTATTGCGTTAGAAGACTTTACATCTAAGCTAGGTGTACTAGCGAAGCCAGTTATCAAGATTGACTTGGGTACTGACGCTCTTTACGAAGCCTACGCCGAGAACAGCGAGAATGTTTTCAAGACAATTATCAAGAAAACTGTAGAAGGTCGAGGATGCGGGCAGTTAAAGTATATTGCCATGAACCAAGCAGAAGTTAGCGAACCTCTGTGGAGAGCGGGGCTATCTATTGCAAAGTTCTGTAGTGACGGGGACATGGCCGCAGTAAAGATATCAGAGAAACACCCTGCATACAACGAAGCAGATATGCGCAAGAAGATGGACGAGATAAAAGGCCCATACACCTGTGCGCGTTTCAACGACCTTAACGAAGGTACATGTGAGAACTGTCCTTTATGGAACGAGATCAAATCGCCGATTGTACTGGGTAAACGTATTCGGGAGTCCGAAGGTGAAGTGGTGGTGTCTGCACCGATATTAAAGGCAGGGGTAAAGAAGTCCGAAGACTTTGAGATACCAGAATATCCTAAGCCCTACTTCCGTGGAGCGGCGGGTGGCGTATTCCTACGCAGTAGTAACTCTGACGGGGACATTGAAGAAGAGGTTATATACCATCACGACATTTATATTACTCGGCGTCTGCATGACATCGAGCTAGGTGAGACGCTAGTGTTTCGCTTACATCTACCGCGAGACGGTGTGCGCCAGTTTAACGTGCCTCTTACGAGTATAACTTCCCGTGAGGAGTTCCGTAAGTGCATGGCAAAGGAAGGCGTAACTGCATTTGGAAAGGGTACAGACAAACTTATGGCATACACAACAAAATGGGTTGACGAGCTACAGCGTACAACTGTAGCCGACGAGGCGCACCGACAATTTGGTTGGGCAGACGACAACATGGAAGCGTTCGTATTAGGCGACAAGCTAGTCACTGCGACAAGTACTGACTTTAATCCATCTTCTTCTAGTACAGCAGGGTTAATGGATTCGTTTGAGGCTAAAGGCACCCGGGAAAAGAACCTTGAACTGTTAGAGTTCTACAACAAACCAAACTACGAACTGCATCAATACGTGGTTGGCGTTGGTTTCGGCTCACCTCTCATGGCCTTGACGGGTTTAAACAGTATGTCTATCCACCTATACGGCGGTTCGGGCGTAGGTAAAACTACTGCGCAGATGGCGGCAATCGGTATATGGGGTAGCCCTGACGATCTGATGAACAAACCAGAAGATACACATAACTCTCGTATGCTACGTGGTGAGGTGATGCACAACATACCCTTGGTGTCGGACGAGATGACTAACGTAAGTGGTGAACAGATGTCTGACTATGTTTACCAAGTGTCCGGTGGTCGGCAGAAAAACCGTATGTCTATGAACGGCAACACGGAGCGCGCACGGGGTAAACCTTGGCAACTGCTCGCGTTAAGCTCAGGCAACACAAGTGCATGGGAAGTACTGGGTCGTCACAAAGCATCGCCGAAAGCAGAGATGTATAGGATGTTTGAGATACGTGTTAAAAAGATGGATTTCGTTAAAGGGGACAACACTGCTACAGCCTACCTTATAAACGACTTTAAGAATAACTACGGGCATATAGGCGTAGAGTATATCCAATGGGTTATAAACAACAAAGAAGAAGTACGTCGTATTGTTGAGTCTGTACGTACACGTCTAGACAAAGCGGCTGGACTTAGCACGGAGCATCGGTTCTGGTCTAACGGGAACGCGGTTATTATCGCAGGGCTTATCATCGCTAATAAGTTAGGTCTTGTTAACTACGATGTCAGTACTGTGTATAAGTGGGTTGTGGGTGAACTGCTTTCGCGAAACAGCTACGTCAGCGATACAGGTTCGTCTGTTACTCAAACACTAAACAACTACTTGTCAGAAAACTTCAACAACTTGCTGAAAATCGAAAGCACTGAAGACCTTCGTGGTAGGAACGAGAATGGCCTAGATCAACTTGTACCTGTCGGGGCATCACCTAAAGGCCATCTGGTTGCACGTTACGAGCCTGATACGAAGCTACTATTCCTGCGGATAAAACCGTTTAAAGAGTGGTGTGTAGATCAGCAGATAAACTATCAAGGTATTGTAGACGACTTAAAGAAAAAGTTAGGCGCAAAGCGTACCAAGAAACGACTTACTAAAGGCACTGACTTTAACCTACCGCCGGATTGGGTGCTAGAGATGGAGTTTGCAGAGATGGAGCAAGATAATGATGGATCAGAAGGTATTGAAGGTTGACGATTTAAACCCTGATGGGTTACGAATCACTGTTGACTGGGAGGGCATGAGTGTGGGGGCATCCATATTCGTGCCTTGTGTCAACACTGAGAAGGGTAAAGAGCAATTAAATAAGGTCGCAAAACGTAAAGAATGGAAGTTTGATACGCAAACCTGCATAGAAGACGGTAAATTAGGTTTACGTACGTGGCGTACTGTGTAACAATACTGGTACGACGTTCGCCTGTGAATGTTGTTCTCAACCTGAATACTTGCCCCTGCTTCGGCGGGGGCTTTTTTATTCGTACTCTTCGAAGCTCTTACGCATAGCGTCTGTGTATACGATACCGTTGACCATTTTACCGGTTGTTGTGAGGAACCCGCTGAGAGACTTCTTCAACGCTTTGCCATCAATCGCATCTTCCTTATATTCTGCAGGCAAGGATTGGTTGAACTCTCGTATATCTTCGCGTATCTTGCGAACCGCTTCTCTATCGCCTTGAGTTTTAGCCATGTTATGCCGACGTAATAACTTACGGCGTCTTTCATCCACAGCGTTTTGTCTACGCCGCTCACTGCTGTTGATCTTTAAATTTTCTACATAGTCTGCGGGTGCGAAGCCTAACAACTGCATGAACGAGTTGTATGGGTTTATATCATCTACGATTGGGTTGCCCCGCATCGTGTTCGCCCCTTCAGTAGAGAACCTTTGGAACTTACTTATGTTGCGCATAGCGGCAGGTGCCATAGCCTCAAGACCACGTTGAACTTCACCTTCTTGTAAAAGATCATATCCTCGCTCAACACTCAAGCCTACACCAACAACAGGGCCGCCTAGCTGTTCTATAAGTGTGTAGAACCTGCTCTGGTCTTTGTCGATAAACGGCTGGCGATATAACAGGCTGTTCATAGACACACGACTAGCAATATCCACGCCTAGTAGTTCGTTAGCTAACCCATCATACAACGTACCGGGTAACATCTTACGCATCATAGCTTCGAAGTCGTCTTCGTCATCATCAGCAAACATATCGTAGATTGCGGCAGCTGCACCCATTAAAGGTAGCCCAGCGACACCGGCCAATGACCCAGTAGTTACCATAAAGTACGCAAGTTGTTTCCGTGCAATCTTACGGATGTCTGGGTCTGCTTCGGCTAGTGCTTGGTCTACTAAGTGTGCCATGAAGTAATATCGAGACACCGCGAACCGTTTAAACAAGAAGGCTACGTTACCCACGGGCTTCTGCGCCCACACCGGACGACCTGCGGAAGCCGTGGAACCTAGTGTTAATTCCGTAGTTTTCATAGCTTTCTGCGCCGCTGCATCGTAATCGGCTTGGGTCGCTGGCTTTTTACCATTATCAGTACGGTTGTTTAACTCTAAGTCATATGCAGCCATTAACGATATTTGGCGTCCAAATCGCTCGCCGTGATGCACAAGGAACCCGCTTACTTGGTTCATCTTAGCTAAAACATCTTTGCGGTTAGTTAGGTCCACATGCTCTTGATCTATACTTTGGTTAAACATACCTCTAGCACCGGCTTGCTCAACCAATGTCTTATATCTTAAAATATCTTCAGGTGTGTTTGGATCGTCGAAGTTATAGTTATCAAACCCTTTGTTATGCTTACCGAGCTGTACTTCTCGTATCTCTGGCTTTCCGTCTGCACCCATAACAGTAATCATCTTTGTAGATGGAGACCCCATGAACAACTTCGTTGCTCGAGATATAGCTGATGTAGCTTTCCCTCCACCGTACTCCCCAGCTAAATAAGGATGTACCGCCATAGGTATATCAAACATTATGTTAAAGGCAGACGATATATTAGCCCCCATCGTCCAGCCGAAACCCATAGAAGTAGCGATTTGTGACCACCGTGCCATTGATGGAGCTTGAGCAAACTCTGCAACTTGGTCTAGCTTCTCCGCTATATCCATAGTGTCGAGTCGTTTTAGGTAGTTGCCATCTGTAAGTTTGTTTCGGAAAACCTGTATCTTTGCGCCGTATTCCAACTGCACAAGTTGTTTTTCAATACTTCGAAAGTTATCACGAAATGTTTCTGCGGGATCAACTTCCATTCCCGGCATACCAGATGGAGTAACATCACCCAAGGCACCTAGAATACCGCGTTTACCTTCGCTACGCTCTTTACGACTGCGAAACGACTGCATGAACGAGCGTTCTGGAATTGCATCTAAAGACAGGTCAATAATTCTATCTATAGCTTGTGGGTCTACCCCCGCCACCTGTAGAGCCTGCAACACTTCAAACACAAATGAGGAGGTTGGGGCTTTACCATAGTCCCTCTTTGCTTCCCGCTTACCAACTTCAATATTGCTGACCTCATCACCACGTCCAATACTTTCTAAGTATTTAACGACGTTTTCCTGTGCTTGCAGCATGTCTTTTTCAGATGTGTAGTACTCAGTAAACACTTCTAGACCACCATTCCTAAGAGGATCAGGGGCATTGTATGATAGTCTAAAATCTCCATCACGACTTAGTTTAAAGTAGGGGCGGATGATACCACCTTGAGCGTGTAGTAGGTCAGATAGTTTTTCGAAAGCAGTTTTCTGAGCTTCTGCATCTATACCCAAGGAAGCGATACGCGCTCTAATGGCAGGCATAATACGGTCCTGCGCGGCCTCACCCATATCACGAGTAATTTTATACAGGTCTTGCCCTTGTTTGCCGAGTAACTCGTATTCGTCGTTTAAGGTTTTCCAGAGTGCCTTCTTTTCGTCAGACGGTTCACCTGCTTTTTTAGCTTTTGACCTCGGCATGTCTTGACCACCGAACTTTTGCTTCAAATCGTCATTTAATTTTTTAATCTCTGCGTTCCGCTTTTTAACGTCAACAAAAGATTTCATAACCGTTCTTTCAGTTACCATGTCGTAGTAGGATAACCAGTACTTATCATACGTGCTTTGCGGTCGGGCAGGATCAACTTCGTCTTGCGTAGCACGGTTCATCAGTGCCTGCATCCTATTGTACCCTTCAGGGTTCGCGTTGCGGTAAGCTCTGTAGTCGTTGTATAGTACGTCCACAGGCTCGAATGATTTACGCAGTGCGCCTGATGTTTGGTCGATTAAAACGTTTAACTCATTAGCAAAAGGTATTCTATCTTCAGCTAATCGTGCCAAGTTGTTTACAGGCTGTACTGCAAGTACCCACTGTTTTAACTTACGAGGCGTGTTCTCGCTAATAAAGTCTCTTGCTTGTTCGTAACGACTTTTGTCTCCCAACGGCACTGCTGTAACGTGCTTACGTAACAACTCGGTTGCGCCTTTTGCAGTGCGTCCCAGCAACAACATGTCAGGTACTGCTCGTGTATCCGGTGCTGGAGTAAGTAACCCCATAACTAAACGATCTATATCGTCGAGCGGTGATTCTGGGGGTTTCGGCTTAAACCCTAGCATCTTGCGGAAAGCTCGCATGACTGCACTTGCAAACTTCTTCCACCCTGCCATTTTGCCGCCGTCTACACTCATAAGAGCTAGCGCTCTTTGGAACTCAGGATTACCGAACGCCTCTGCAACAAACTCGTCTAAGTTTTTCGTACCGTACACGTCGCCAAGTTGCGCTCTCGCCGCTTCAAGAAGTGCTTGCAACTGCTTAACTTCTGGTAAATTAGGGTTAGCTAAAGATGCTGAAGTAACCGCGTGAGCCATCTCGTGTAAAACAGTATGCACGTTCATACCATTGTTAGCGTCTATAAATACTGTGTTCGTTGCGGGGCGGAACATACCAGCCGCTTTGCGTCCTACCATTGTAGATAGATCGTCAACTACTTGCACTTGTGTAGTACCAATAGTTTCGGCCAACTTACCCGCAATCTGACGAACACGCTCTACTGGGTTTGTAGCGGCTATCGCATTAAGAGCAAACTGTAAGTCACCTCTTTGCAGTGCGTTCTGTATACTAGGTAGCAGTGCTTGGTCTAAACCATGTACCGGATCAGCGAGTAAGAAGCCCAAATCTCGTGAGTGCGCATAGCCATCATACAGACCCATAATTTCTTCGCCTGATATAACTGATTTAGCTTCAGGGTCATACACTATCCTTGTAGTTTGCGGTAGGACGGTAGATACTTTATTATTTTCTCTAAGCTGAAGACCCGTGCCGATAAGATATGATTCAAACGCAGTGCGACCTCTAACCGGTGTAGTTACGCGGAATAATTCCTCGCCTGACTTCAATGTAGTTGTTTTAACATCGCTAGCCATAGAACTGTCTAATGCAAGAGTTTTGTTTATCCGTTCGTTTGCAACTTTCAAACGTTCTGCAGCTGCGATTTCTTTTGCATCTTTGTTTTGCTGCTTTTTAAACGTCCTATCTATACTTTTCTGTATTGATTTAGCGGCATTGACCACGCCTATGTAGGCATCAGACGGATTAAACTTAGAAGTATCACGGTTAGCCATACGGCGGGCACGTATCATCTCTTGGATAGCACTGTCAGACATGTTTTCGTGAACCCAACGACGTGCGTTCATAGCCGCGGGCTGTGTTATACCATTATAGAAAGCAAACTGTGCAGGAGTATAATCTTTCTTAATAGTTTGCGTAGCCCCGATAGTCGCTTGCGAACCGATTTCAGCTAGGGCATCAACAGGTCTACGGAATCGTTTGAAGAATAACTTAGCTTTTTGAGCTGGTTTGTTCCCTTTAAGGGCAGTGTCCGGAGTAGTGAGGAGTTCAATAATACCTTCTTTATCCACTGCGGTAGTAACTTCAGGGGCAGCTTGTGCGTCTATCTGTGTATCGTGATACTCTTGTAACCCTTCTGAACGACGCCCGTCTTCGAATAAGGCGTCAAGTTTAGCCTGAGCTTCTTGGTTGCGAGTATCTTCAGTGGCTTGTAGTTGCTCTTGTGATACTGCTTCCCCTTGAATTTCATTGGGGGGTGTCGGTGCAAGTGCTGTACCTTCGTTTAGTACGGGCATAACGCGGCGCGGACTATCTTCATCAACACCTTCTACTACTTGCTCGTCAACTTGCTCTGTAAGGGCTTCAACAGCTTCTGGGGCAACATCTTCGGCTTTGTCTTGAATATCTACTTCAACGATCTCGTTGCCGAAATGTATGTTTCTGCCTCCTCCCGGAGCATTGTTCTTATCGTTTAAAATCTCTACAGGTATAAGACCTACTCTGGGCTGAACCTCAAAAGTAACAGTTTCACTAGCATCGGAGCCAGCCTTCTTTTGATTCTTCCCTGTGCCATAAGATTTTAGATGTACAAGTTTAGCTTTGTTGTCGCCAATAGTGGTAAACTGCACAGGCATTTCTTCGTTTTGGAATAAACCACCTACTTTAGCGGCTTCCTCATACGGCATGTATATAGTCCTACTTACACGAGGCTGTATTCCTGCACCCTTACCATATTTTTTATCTCGTATTGTAGTTGCGTCAGGGTACAGATCGTAGATAGAACCTTTCTCTACACTACGCCCCTTTTTCAAAGTCCTAAATCTGCTTACAGGATCGTCTTCTTGTTGGGCTGCGGCTTCTTCTAGTGTATTGAACTCTGGTCCCGCTGGTCCTCCAAACTCATCAACATTTGACAAATCTGTTCCCACTGGCCCGAGGTTAGATGCTGTAGGTTTTCCGGAATTTCCACGTTTACCTGACTCATCTCCGACGTTTGCCACGCCGTCTCCACTACCCGAAACGCCTCCTCCAGCTCTTTCGTTTCCAAGTTCAGATTGTCCATCTGTATCTCCTAACAACGCCCTTACTTTAGCCTTTGTGTCGTCGGAAGTACGAGAGTTTTTTAGGTACTCCTCTAACTGTTCTTTTACTTTAGGATCAGTAATGGGTAAGCCAAGTATATTCTTATTTTTATTCTTACGTAAAGAGGAGCTTTTAATTATGCCTAGCTCGTCAAACAGCTCGTCAGTTACAATAATTTCTTCAGTGACGGGTGTCACTGTACGAGTAGGGATTATGCTTTTACCCTCGCCAAGCGCACCAAGTGTAGCTCGTGTACCACCACCGATTAGACCACCTGCAATGGCGGCTTCACGATACTCTGCAATGGCATCGTCACTATCAATAGGTAATCCAGCTTGCGCACGTTCTAGCATTTGTTGTCCGACTTCAGTCAAACTTTCAGTACCAGCACCGCCTGTAGCACGAGAACCTGTACGTGTGAGTACGCCTTTCCAACCTTCTTTAGTAGAACCAACCGGTTTTAGTAACTTAAACCCACCTAGCAATAACTTGTCTGCAACACCTTCAAGTGCCGCTTGGCCGAAAGTAGCGGTCAGCGCATCGCCTACATCGACTCTATCTTTTGTACCTCTAGCTACTTCGTCCTCTTGACGTTGTATGTTGTTACCAAACAGAATCGGAGCGGTTACAAGACCAGCAGCTGTAGCACCAACAACAAACGGCGCAGCTGCACCCAAAACAGGAGCCGCAACAGGAGCCGCTAGAGTACCTAACGCCGCCGCGCCAAGACCAAGACCTAGTTGTGTACCTTGCTCACCAATAGTTTCACCTGCGAATGTCAACGCCGAGCCAAAACCATCAACGTCTGTAGACTGTAGTCGCTTAGGTTGTTCAAGGGACAAGAGCCCAAGTTGTTGGCCAGCACGTTCTTCTACACCGGTACCATACTTCTCAAGAAACCCAAGGCCAGTCTGCTCTCCGATAGTGCCGATAGTCTCACCAACAGCTTGCTTAACTTGTTGGAAACCCCTAGCACCGCCACGACCTAACGCAGTGCCATCGTCCACGTATAAGTCTTCGCCGTACCTATCTTTGTATGCTTTAAGGTCTTCTTCTCTATCACGCTGAAGAATCTGCGCTATTTTAGCAAACTCTACGTCTGAAGGATTTTCTCCGGATATAGTAAAGTCGTAACCTTTACCCGTTTGGGAGTCTACGTATTGGAAAATACCCATCTATTTAACCTATTTAGTTTCGTACGTCGTATGCAGAATTTTTACTACCTGTAGGGTTAACGTTAATGTTAGCACTACGGTATGCTTGTCTTATAGCCTGTTCTAACTCAGCTATTCGGTCGTTTATTATTTCACGAGCTACTCTATCAGGATCGACCATTTTCCCCGTGCCAAATCCTAGAATCGACGATTCTTCAGGTTCTCTAAGCGACTCACGTTCTGCTACTAGCGCCTCTAGCTGCTTTCGCATATCTGTAAGGTACGCCCCAGTAACGGGTTTGCGCATGCCTGCTTTTGCTTTGGCTAGCTGAATCGACGTTAAGTCTTTATATGCAGATAGGCCAGCTTGCCCTGCTTTACCAAAGTCACCTGTACTCATTAACGTAAGGCCAGCTTGGGCTAGCGCCAACCACTGATCTTGATTTAGCTTACTTGCACCGGCCTTAAATGACTTGTCATCGGATGTTTCAACCGGAGCCTTTTTAACACTCGCAATACCTACTTTTGACATAGCCTCATCTTCATCCGCTATTCGTTTAGCTCTTTCGGCGTCGTCTTTCTTCTCCTGCATCTTAACTTCATAAGGGGTCGGCGGAGCGAACACCTCGGCTGCAGCACCCATAGCGTTACCTT